TCTTGTCAATCTCGCGTCGAACCTCGATGCCCACGCGGCGGGCAATTTCTTTGATGTCTTCCGTTCCACCGTTTTCAAAGTGTTCGATGCTTACTTGCACAACCAGCGGGCTGGCAGTATTTCCCATAATTTTGGACAGGATCCCCTCCAAGTGGCTGTAAAAGTCCGACAACGGCAAAACCGCTTCTTGGCCCGCCTCGCCGCCACCCAAAAGCGTGCCGCCCATCTGCCCAAAAATCTGGGCACCGGACAAAATGCCGCCCTTTTTGTACCAGTCGATGCCGAAACTTGGGACGCTTGGCGGGTTCAGAGAAAAATGCCCGGTAATGTATGGATGCGGAAGTTTGAGCTTCGGAAGGGACCACTCAAAGTTGAAAAAGCCCTTTATGGCTTCAATGGAATTGTGAACAACGTCTTTTGCGCTCTCAATGCGATTTGAAATACCGCTTTTGATCTCCTCGAACGTGGAAAGAACGCTGTTTTTTGCGTCCACGACCGTGCTTTTGACGGAAGAAAAAAGGTTAATCCAAAAATTGCGGAAGGCTTCGCACTTGTTCCACAGCAGCACAAACGCGGCAATAAGCCCGCCGATTGCTACAACTACCACACCAATGGGGTTTGCAACCATAAGTCCCCACAGGCCCGAAAGAATAGGCATTAGGGTGCTGCTGATAAGTGGCACAACCGTGCCGCCCACAAAGCCCACAAGGCTTCCCACGCCCGTGGTAATGGTTCCCACGGCTGTAATTACCTTGCCGATAATCACAAGGGCCGGGCCGATTGCGGCCACAATCAGACCAATGGTAACAATGGCTTGCTTTTGGCCGTCGTCCAGTGTGTCGAAGCGCGTTTTTGCGTCAATAAGCAGCTGGGTTAAATGCTGGAATACAGGGGCCAGCATATTGCTGATTGTTTCGCCCAGCGTTGACATTGCGATTTTGGCTGCGTTCGCCGCAGTCGTTGCGCCGTCCACGCCGTCCATTGTGTTGTTGTAGGTATCAGTTACAACGGTTGAATAGTCTGCCATGCTGGCCGACAGGTCGTCAAGACTTAGCCGGCCTTCGCGTATCGCGGTAGCCATTTCAGCCGCGCCCTTTGTTCCGAAGGTTTCCTGCGCAATGGTTAGGGCTTCCGTTTCGCTTCCGGCGTTTTTGATTTTGTCTATAACGGTTTGCAGGGCTTCGCTTTCGCTCATGCCCGCGTCGGTCAGATTCACAACGGCTTTTTTCAGCCCGGCCAGCGCCACGCCCGATTCAACGCCGTTTTCGTCCAATAGGGCCATGAAGTTGACGCTTTCTTCCAGGGAAAAGTTCAGTTCCTTAAATGTCGCGCTGTTCGCCAGCACGTCGTCCATTAGGCCCTGCGCGTTTATTCCGGTGTCCTGCGCCGCCTTGGCTACCATGCCCAGCAGGCCGCTTGCGTCGTCCGAAGTCTTGCCGAAGGCCTTCAGCACCTTGTCGGCGCTGTCAACCGACGAAACCACGTCGCCGCCGGTTATCTTGGCAAACTGCAAGAAAAGCGTTGTCTGCCCCTCCAGTTCTTCGCCCGTCGTGTGGAAGCGGGTGTTTACCTCGCCCACAGCGCTGGCAACGTCGCCCAGTTCTTCGGGTATGTTGGTTGCTATTGTTTCATAGCTTGCCACCAGACCGTCCAGGGCTTCGCCGCTTGCGCCCGTCGCCGTTACGATGGTGTCCACGCCTTCGTCCACGGCAGAAAATGCGGCAACGCCAGCAGCGGCCGCAGCGGCCAGCGGCGTGGTTACATTTTTGGTTAGCGTCTCGCCGACTTTTGAAGCCTTGCCGCCGTATTCCTCGATTTTCGCGCCGGCTTCCTTTATGGCCTGGGCGGCAGCGGTGCCGAAGTCTTTCTGCGCTTTTTCCAGGTCTTCAAGGTGCCGCTTGGCCTTTTGCAGTTTGTTTTGATATTCCAGCCACGCGCCCCGGTCAATGTCGCCGTTGGCGTACTGGTCCGAAACCTGTTTTTGTACACCTTCCAGCGTTTCCAATTCCTTGCGCGCGGCGGCGACGCTTTCGGAAAGAATTTTCTGCTTTTCGTTCAGCAGTTCGGTGTTTCCAGGATCCAGTTTCAGCGCCTTGTTGATTTCCTTCAAGTTGCTGGACAGGGCCGTGGAAGTCTTGGTAACGTCCTTCAAGGCGTTTGCAAGGCCGGTTGTTTTGCCGTTGATTTCGACGGTAATGCCCTTTAGTGTTTTGGCCGCCATTGTCAATCCCCCCTTTCTCCGTATTTTGCTTTCAGTTTTTCGGTTTCCGGCTCCGTCTGTGTGATTCTCCACGCATTGCGCAGCCATTTCCTGCCCGTTTCCGTCTGCGCCCGGTTGCATATCACGCTGTCGCGCAGAAGCGCCCAAAATGTAATAACGTCCAAATCATAGACGGCGGGCAGGGGAATGCCCGCGTATTCGGAAACCAGCTTTTCGTTCGCGCTACACAGCACGAACGGCACCCCCTCTCCGTCCGTTTCGGGGTAAGAGGGGGGCGTTAGTTTGGGTCGTTTTTCTTTTCGTTGGACAGCCAGCTGACAAAATCCAGAACGAAACCGGCCAGCTGGTCCATGTCCATCCACTCCATAACCGTGTCCGCAGTAATTTTGCGGTGTTCCTTGTTTTTGGCGATAACGCGGGCCACGACTTCCGCCGCTTCCTTCGGCGTAGAATCCGGGCGGGACAGGTCATTCATGCGGTTAAGGGTTTTCAGCTTCGGCGGCTCAATGTGAAGCACCTGTTTGTTGTCAGGTGCCTGGAATTCGTAGTAGCGTTTTTTAACGCCCGAAAGCACAAACATACTTTTGCCCCCTCTCTGTTAGGTCGCGTTCTCGGTCAGTTCGTCGTCCATGATAACCAGGGTGCCGTCGCTGTCCAGGCTCTGCGCGGTCACCTCTGCGTCCACCTGCGTGGGGTTGTCATTCTGGAAGGCAATGCTGATTGTGCCGCTGTTCTTGCCCGTTACGGTAATGCGCAGCTTGCGCCCGTCGTCGCGGGTATGGACGAAGCGGTACAGGTAGCGCTTGCCGGTCTTGTTGGCAAGGCCGCCCAGCTTGTAAGTGCGGTGCTTGTGCTGGCCGCTTTTCCCGGTCTCGGTCACGCGGGCGGTTTCGATAAGCGCCTGCAGGTAGGCGGGGGACCAGGTGATAAGGCCGGTTTTGAGCTTCACGTCTTCCTCGGTGACGATGGTTTTAGAAACGCGGCCCTTGTCGTCCTTCACGGTCTGGCTGGTCGCTGTATATTCCAGCGTTGCGCCGCCCTTGATGTTGCCCGCGCGGTTGTCGTCGATCTCGATGGTTGCGTCTTCGGGCACAGTGTCGTTAAACTCGACGATGTACAGGTCGCCGCTGCCCAGGATAATATTTTCGCTGTTGTCGATCTCTTTCATGTGTGTACCTCTCTTGTCGTGAATGAAAAAAGTGTTTGATAGGGGGTGCCGTCGGGGAAGTGGTCTACGTTCACGGGGCCGCAGCCTTGCAGGGCGGCCAGGATTTTGCATTCAAGTGCAAAGTCTTTGCTTTTTGTAAAAAGGGCAACGGTCCAGGTAAGCGTTTTAATTCTCACGCGGCCCAGGTCGTCGCCGTCTTCCACTTCGTCCGCGCGCACAACGTGATAGGGAAGCGGCACGGGTGCGCCGTTCGCTGGCACAACCTTTTCCGCTTCCTGCCGGATCCCGGTTTCAGCAAGCCGGGCAAGTATGGTGCTTTTTTTCATTTAGTCGCTTCCTCGCACTCGGTAACGAATTCTTGCTGCCACTTTTCTGCCGGGCGGTCAATGTGCGGGTAGGCCGGGGCGGGGGCAGGGCCTTTGTGGCCGTTCTGCAAAAGGTGTGTAAGCTGGTAATGGGCTTTGTTGTACACGGTGTACGTCTTCGCGCCGCGTGCGTTCGCGCCCGTCTGCTTTGAAGTCCAGTCTTTTGCGTATGCGCCCGTCCGCTTCGGGGCGGTGCCGCGCAGTTCCTTGGCAAGTCCCTTTGCGCACTTCTCGGCAGCTTCGTCCACGGCTTCGGCCACGCCGTTGGCGTATGTCCTTAGCGTCGCGGTAAGTGCCGCCGAAAAATCAAAATCGGCCACCGCCGCCCACCTCCGTGTCGTCGAAGTCGAGCAGAAGTTCCGGCTGCTCCAGGGTCAAGTCCGTACATTCGGGCAGCGTGTCCTTGATAATCTGCGTTTGCGCAATGCCGTACTGTTTGCCGTTGATAACGACAAAAGCGCCGCGTTCCACCTGGTCGGCGCGTGGTATGCGGATAAGGCGTTCAACCTTGTGGCCTGCCTGCTCCGCTTCGTAGTTCCGCCGGGTGCCGATTATGCGGTCTTGGAAGCGCATATTTTTGATTACGGGGACAGGCTGCTGCTTGTCGTCCAGCCGCCACACACTGCAAAGCCCGTCAAGAAAAGTTTCAAATTTGATTTTATTCTTTGCCACAGCCGAAGCCCTCCCGAAACCGAAGCATATTTAATTCGCCGCCGTATTCTTCGATGAAGTCGGCGCGTTTGCTGTTCACAAAGTACCAGGCCGCCGTTATAAGCAGCTGGCGAAGTTCCCCGCTTTCAAACGAAAGCCCTGGGCTTCCGGCAGTATCTCGCAGGTAGTCCAGGGCTTCTTCTATGGCGTTTTTTGTGTTGCGTTCGGTTTTTTCGTCAGGCTCCCACGTTATGTTCATGCGGTTAAGTACAGCCTGGTACAGCTGGTCGCTTACCTGCGCTGCGGTCTCCGCTGTTTCGTTCATGGTAGGCCCTCCGCGTTATCAGCTTTCCGCTTTCGTGACGACAGGGGCGACAACCTGCACCAGCGTGGCGGGGTTGGTGTCAAGGGCGGAAATGTCCAGCAGGACGAAGGCGTAAGCGTCCAGGGGGCGGGCGTTGCCCTGCAACTTGGCTTTGTAGGCGCGCTCGTCCTCGAAGAAGCGCACGCTGTCGTCCTGCACGATGGTGCCGCCCTTGCCGGTTGCGCCCAGGCCCGCGAAGTAGCGGGACGCAATGCCCAGCACGGCCTTGCCGCTTTCCAGAGCGGCGGTCTGCATGGTCTCTGCGGGAATGGGCAGAATGTCGTGCGCCCAGGTGCCGTCGGGGCGGCGGAAGGAAGTGGCGGGCATAATTTTCTGCCAGTAGTCAAACGGGTTGCACAGGAAGATCAGGTCGCCGGGGTCGATGGCGCGGGCCTTGGTAGCGTCCACAGGGTCGCGGGCCAGCTTCGCCACGATGTTGCCCAGGGGTGCGGGGTCCAGCTTGTCCAGCTTGATGGCGGTCATACGCGGATAGACGCCGCCCACAACGCTGGCATTTTCGGAAATATCGCGGGTCATGCCGATGGGCTTTCCGTTGCCGTCGCCGTCCACAATGGCGCTTTCCAGGGCCATTGCAATGCTTTCCGACAGGCTCTCGCGGACGTACTGGTCAAGGTACTGCGGCCCCAGATCGACAAGGTCCTGGCTGATGCACATAAACACGGACAGCTTCAGCAGGGTCATGTTGAAGTCTTTCAGCGCGCCGGTCAGTTCCTTGGTGATCTTGTCAGTGATGTTGCCCCAGGTCGCAGCGGAAGCAGGGGCGGCGTTGACAACGAAGCGGGTCAGGTAGCTGGTGTTCACGAAGCTGATACGGTCCAACAGGGGGTGTTCCTTCTTGATGGTGCCGATAACGCCGTCGATCACAGTTTCGGGCATGGCAACCTTGAAGTTGGTAATGGCCATCTTGGGATCGCCAGACTTGACACACTTGCCCAGTTCGGTGTAATAGTTCATTTCGGCGCTGGTCAGCACATGAACGCCACGCGCGGCCATGATGGCAGCGTCCTGGTTGCGTTCGTCGGCTTCCTGCTGGGCCTGCTGCAGAACGGCTTCCTCGATGTCGCCGCAGAAGGTCGCCAGGGCCTCGGTCATCTTGGCTTCGTCGCCGGTCTGGAAGGCGGCGGCCAGCTGCGCGGCGTTCGCCTTTTTAGCGTTTGCAATAAGGTCTTTGCTTCTCATGTTTTACTCCTTGTTCGTCATGGATTCCAGCAGCATAAAAAATGCGCTGGGCTTTTTTCCTTCGGCGGTTTCCGCCGGGG